CAGCACCTGCTGATCCTGTGTAACCTAAATCTCCTTTTGAACCGGTAAATCCTGTTGAGCCGGCAGAACCCGTATAACCAGCACCTGCTGATCCGGTAAATCCTGTTGAACCTGTATAACCATCTCTACCAATTGTTCCATCAGTACCTTTTGATCCTGTGTAACCTAAATCTCCTTTTGAACCGGTAAATCCTGTTGAGCCGGCAGAACCCGTATAACCAGCACCTGCTGATCCGGTAAATCCTGTTGAGCCGGCAGAACCCGTATAACCAGCACCTGCTGATCCGGTAAATCCTGTTGAACCTGTATAACCATCTCTACCAATTGTTCCATCAGTGCCTTTTGATCCTGTATAACCTAAACTACCTGAATATCCTAAATCTCCTTTTGATCCTGTGTAACCAGCACCTGCTGATCCGGTAAATCCTGTTGAACCTGTATAACCATCTCTACCAATTGTTCCATCAGTACCTTTTGATCCTGTGTACCCTAAACTTCCTTGAGAACCTGTGTAACCAGAACCTGCTGATCCTGTATATCCTACTCCAGAAGATCCTGTGTAACCAACTCCTGCCGATCCAGTAAATCCTGTTGAACCTGTATAACCAGCACCGGCAGATCCTGTATATCCTATAGTGCCCGAACTTCCAGTATAACCTATATCACCTCGTGAACCTGTATATCCACCGGCATCTCCTTTAGAACCTGTATAGCCAATACCTTGAGAACCTGTATAACCTGTATTTCCTTGTGAACCAGTATAACCACCAGGATCTCCTTTAGAACCTGTGTAGCCTGGCCCACCTCTGGATGGTAGTGTAACTCTTACTTGTTGTGTAGGACCTTTAATTACTGGCATTTATTTTTTTAATTCTTTAGATTGACAAACCAACCATATTATGTTATAGTATATTTATAAATAATCTTAACTTTATATGAATGTATTTTAAATGATTTCTATAGCAATTATTGACATCATTGGATTGACTTACGATGGTGATACTTTAAACAAAAGAGGTTTAGGTGGATCTGAATCCGCTGTTATTTTACTTGCAAAAGAACTAGCCAAAAAGAATTTCAAAGTAACAGTATTTAATAATTGTATAGATAAAGAATCAAAAGAAGGAACATTTGATAATGTTCAATATATAGATCATACTATATTAGATTATAAAAACGATTTTAATTTTGATGTGGTTATATCTTCCAGAACGGTAATACCATTTTTACCTCCACATTTATATAATCAATTCGAAAATTTTAAACCTCAAAGATATTCTAAAATAAAACAAAATGCTAAATTTAAAGCAATGTGGATGCACGATACTTTTGCTAAAGGTGATCATTTATTAGAAGATATGATTGTTCATAAAGATATAGATGAAATGTTTACTCTTTCAGATTTTCATACTTCTTATGTAACTACATGCGATCATGGCAAAAGAAGAAATTTTGAAGTACTGAAATCTCATATGTTTATGACACGTAATGGCATTGTACTTTACAAAGATGAAATAGATATAAGACAAAAAGATCCTCATTTATATGTTTATAATGCTTCTGTTACAAAAGGTATGTTACCTTTAGTTGAGAATATGTGGGAAAGAATTAAACAACAAATACCTGAAGCTAAATTAAAAGTAATTGGTGGTTATTATAGATTTAGAGAAAATGCTGCTCCTGATGAACAAGAAAAAAAATGGAGAGAATTAGTTGTTGATGAAAAATATAAAAAATTAGATGTAGAATTTACAGGTATCATTAAACAATCCGAAATAGCAGAATTAATGGCAAAAGCCAGTTTCATGTTATTTCCTGGTGCTTTTCCTGAAACATTTGGTATTTCAACTTTAGAATCTTTAGCATATAACACTCCTTTAATTACAACTCGTTTTGGAGCTTTAGAAGAAACAGCTGTTGAACAGGCCTGTTACTTAATTGATTACGCAATAGAACCAAATAGTCTTTTTAGATTTATTGATAAAAAAGAACAAGAAAATAAATTTGTAAATATGGTTTTACAGACCAATGATAATAGATATTTACATCAACAAAAAATGTATTCATGCAATATTATAAAAGACATTGTAGGTTGGGATTCTGTAGCATTACAATGGAAACAACATATCTATAAAAAATTAGGTGAATATCTTTCAAAAGAAGAATATAAAAAAGTAAGTCATATCAATTCTAGGGTTAAAAAAGTATTTGGTAGAAGATTTAGCAATTACGAAGAAAATTATTTACCAAGAAATACACAACAAAGAATTGTTTTGATTACGCCTACTTATAATGCTTCTAAATATATTGAGAAATGTATTAAATCAGTTATTACACAAGACTATGATAATTATTTAATGATTGTTATTGATGATTGTTCTACAGATAATACTTATGAGTTAGCTAAAAAATATAAAAGTGATAAGATTAAAGTGATACGAAACACAGAAAATAAAGGTGCTGTAAGAAATCAAATAGAATCAATAAACAAATTTTGTGAACGTGATGATATTGTAATGTTTTTAGATGGAGATGATTCTTTAGTAAACGATAATCAAATATTTCATTTTTACAATAATCTTTATGATGGTACAACTGAGTTTAGTTATGGTTCATGTTGGTCGATGGTAGATAATATACCTTTAGTATCTCAACCTTATCCAGAACAAATTAAAAAAGAAAAGAAATATAGACAATATAAATTTAATTGGAACATGCCTTACACTCATTTAAGAACATTTAAGGCATATCTTTTAGAAAATGTTGATGAAAATATGTTTAAAGATGAAAATGGAAAATGGTATAAAGCAGGAGGAGATGGTTCTATTTTTTATTCTCTAATAGAAAAATGTCAACCCGAAAGTATTAAAGTAGTACAAGACATTGTTTATAATTATAATGATACACACCCTTTAAATGATTATAAAGTAAACTCTGAAGAACAAACTAAAAACGCAAACAGGATATTAACTCAATGAAAAAGATATTAATTGCTATACCAACAAACAAATACGTTGAAACAAAAACAATGAAGGCCATCTACGATCTTGAAGTTCCTGAAGGTTATACTACAGAATTACAATTTTTCTTTGGTTATCAAATAGATCAAATAAGAAATTTAATAGCACATTGGTCAACTCATTATGATTATTTGTTTTCGGTAGATAGTGATATTTCTTTTTCACCAGATACACTTAAAAAACTTTTAAGTCATAATAAAGATATGGTGTCAGGTCTGTATATACAAAGAAAACAAAACGAACATATATTAGAAGTTTATGAACCTAATGAAAAAGGCGGATGTTCAAATATACCATTTGAAAAAATAAAAGATATTCCATTAGTGGAATTAGTAGCATGTGGTATGGGCTGTGTATTAATTAAAGGAGATGTTTTTAGATCAATATCTTATCCTCATTTTGTTTATCATTCAGCAATAGATCATAAAAACACAATATCGGAAGATGTTGATTTTTGTAGAAAAGTTAAATCAAAAGGTTTTGGAATATTTGCCGATACAACAGTACATTGTGAACATATAGGTAATACAATTTTTAAAGTAGAAAGTACAACTAATACACCAACTTTAAAAAAAGATGAACTTAATATACCTGATAGATTAAAAGAATTATCAACTAAAAGATTACTACCTCAAATACATGTAGATTATTTAAAAAGCTTAAACATATCACCTAAAGTAATTTACGATATAGGTGCTTGTGTTTTACATTGGACAAGTGAAGCTAAAACAATATGGCCAAATGCTGAGTATGTTGTTTTTGAAGCTATGTCTGAGTGTGAATTTTTATATAAAGAAAATAATTTACAATATCATATAGGTGTATTAAGTGATGTAAATGATAAAGAAGTTAATTTTTATAAAAACACTTATCATCCTGGTGGAAATAGTTATTATAAAGAAAACGAACAAATCAGTTCTGAATCTAATAAATTGTATAATGAAAGTAATAAAAAATTATATAAAACTAAAACTTTAGATGGTATCATAAGTTCAAGAAATCTACCTATGCCGGACTTGATAAAAATAGATGTACAAGGTGCTGAATTAGATGTACTAAAAGGATCTAAAGAAGCTTTAAAACATTGTAAAGATTTAATATTAGAATTACAAATAGTAGAATATAATAAAGGCGCACCTCTAAGAGATGAAGTAATTAAATATGTTGAGAATTTAGGTTTTAGATTAATTTCAGGACCTTTTTGTGATAATGGCCCAGATGGAGATTATCATTTTTCAAAAAACAATACCGAAATAAAATTACCTACAAACAAATTTTTTAATTATACAGTGTAAGTAGAAACTACGCCAGGATAAACAGTAATAATACCTTCAACCACACGAGTTACAGTGCTGTCAGCTGTGTTTGTTATTTCAACATCATATACCCAACGTCCATCTTCTAACAAAGCAGTTGTAGCTGGATCCAATTTTATAGTTACAATTCCGTCAGCTTCATAGACAGTAATATCAAAATATACTCTATCGTAAGTAACAGAATACCCCTTTGACATTTTGCCTTGAGCTGTATAACCCGCTAAGTTAAAAGCTGTACCATCATCATTTTGTACCAATACATCACTTGTAAATGTAGCGCCAGCGTCTATTGATAAGTTTGCTATACCTGCCATTTTTTATTCTTTATTATTTTCTTTTGGTTCTTCTAATTTTTTTAATTCTTCATTAATTTTAGAATTATAATAGTTTGTAAGAACATCAATTTTTTCAAGTTCCATAACTATTCTAATTCTACTATTTTGTATTTCTTGTCTAGCTATAATGTAATTTTTTAATATGTCGTCAAACTTAGTTTCGTCATATTCTTTACCGTTTATATTAATTGTCATATCATTCACCTTTATGTTGTTATATTACTATTTATAAAAAAAATTCAGCCATATAATAATTCTTTATGTCAGGTACTATACCTTTATTTTCATTAAATGGCACAACTTTTAGAAGGTAAATAAACCATATATCTTTATTATAAACTCCAGTCTTTAGGAAAAAATTTTAATAATTTATTATTATACATTATATTTTTTAAAACTTGTTGTTCATTAAAAAAATAAATATCTTTCTTCTTTTTTTTATATTCTTCAAATATAATAGAAGCTATTTCATCATTAAACTTTATATGTAATATTGAAAAATATTTAGTAATATATTCTTTCCATATAAAAGATGCTGTTTTATTGTTCCATTTTATTATGTTTGATTCAAAATTTTCTGTTATATTAAAAGAATAATTGTTATGATATGTAGCAAAATTATTAATGTTTTTTGTAATTTTTACATTTAAATCTAAAAAAATATTTATTCCTTCTAATTCTATTTCAGAATTGAATAATTGCAATTTATTCCACCATCCTAATAAATCTTTTCTTGGCAATGTTTTAAATATTATATCATTTTTATTCTCATAAACAAAGTCTGATTGATCTATAAAACAATAAAATTTAAAAGGTAAAGTTAAATGTTTTTTTACCATGTCATGCAAATTTTCAACTTTATAGATATCTTCTCTATTATTATAAAAAACACAGCAAACATTTATCATATTATTTGTTTTATGTTGTTACGTAACATTTATACACTATTCAAATTTAAATTTAAAATTAAAAGTATATCTATTTTTAGTATAATCGTTTGCTATTGTACTATGTCTCATTAAAGGATTATAGTTATTAATACAAACAAATGTTCCATCAACTGGATAATGATGATGTATTTCTTTAATACTTCCATCTTCTTGTTCTTTACCAAAACATATTTGTCCATTCCATTCTGGTTTCCATTCAGGATAATCATTAAAGTACATCAATACAATCATATTACAACAATCATCGGAATCATTATGCCAAGGTAAATCTTCTGTACCATTCCATAAACCATAAGTAAAAGATTTAATAGTTCTTAACCAAGTATTCTGTGTCATACCATCTTTTACTAAACTTAATCTTAACGGATCAAAAAATGGCATTTCTAAAACTTTAATTGCTAATTCTTTTACACTATCAGGTGCATTATTGTAACAGTATAAATCTCTTAATTGTTCTTCATAGGGGAAATCATTTATAGTATAAATTTTTTTATTATTAGGAGATATAATATTAGTTAAAGTATCTAATGGCATTTGAGACCATGTTGCTGCAATAGGACCTTTTTTAATATCTGCCTCGGTAAGATTTGAATTTGTTTTATTTTCTATTGTCTTTTGATTTTCTTCAATAAAATTTTCAAATTTAGTTTCTGCTATTATTTGTTTTGCATCTTCAGTCAAATCATTAGGTAATATGCCAATGTTAAATCCTACTTCAAAGAATTTATATACGTCAAATTGATAATCAAAATTAAGGTTCATGTTAGTGTATTTTAAATTTAAAGTTAAAAGTAAATCTGTTTTTAGTTAAATCGTTTTGTTCAACTCTATGTTTAAATAAAGGATTATAATTATTAATACAAACAAATGTTCCATCACTAGGAAAATGTTGATGTATTTCTGTTATAATTCCTTCTTCGTTTTCTTTACCAAAACAAACTTGACCTTTCCATTCAGGTTTCCATTCAGGATAATCATTAAAGTACATTAACATAACCATATAACTACTATCATAATTATCATTATGCCATGCTAAAGTTTCTGTATTATTCCATAAACCATAAGTAAATGGTCTTATTGAACGCAACCAAGATGTATCTTTATGTTGATCTTTTACTAAACTTTTTTTTAATGGCTCAAAAAATTTTAAAGATACTATTTCGTTTGCTAAATTTTTAAGATGATGCGGTGCATTATTGTAACAATATAAATCTTTTAAATTTTCTTCATATCCAAATTCACCAAGTCCATGTTTTTCTAAATTTAAACCTTTAGGTATTTGCATCCAAGTTGCTGAATGAGGTGCAGGCGCATCTGTGTTAAATTTTGTATTACTAACTATTCTTTTTGCTTCTTGTACAAATTCAGAAGGCAATATTCCTACATTAAATCCTATTTCGTGAAATTTATGCACATCAAACTGATAATCAAAATTAAGATTCATCTATTAAAAACTCTTTCTTATAATATTCTTTTATGTCCGGAACAATACCTTTAGTTTCATCTAAAGGCATAATTTTATTTAATATACTATCATAAGTATTTATATCTGCATCATAAGTCTTAAAATATGAATCATTACGATACAACAAATCACCATCATTTAATAATTCATAAAAATCTTCATCAAAATCTTTTGATAACCAATAAGCATAACATATAGCCACAACATAACTTTTAGAAGGATATATAAAAGGCATATCTTTATTGTAAAAATATCTTACAGCATTTTCAACTATATCATTAGAAAATTCTACTGGTAATTTATTAAGATCATCACCATGATCTGTTACCATTCTATGATATAATTCTTGTCTAATTTTCCATTCTTTGTGCATAGTAATCCAATAGTCCTTTATATCCATTGCAACCATTATCTAAATCTTTTACATAACGATAATGTTCCGTTAAACAATGGCCATAATATTTACACTTTCTACATATATCTGAAACATTGTTGATAGGTTCTTGTTCAGCCCATTTTACATATTCTTTAATTGAATTTAACTCTAAAAAGTATTCTTTGTCATTTTCATCAAATTCTAACACAGCAAAATTTCCATTAGGTGTTATATAAACATGATTGTTTGAAAATGCGTTATATTCTTTTTTTAAACTCCTAATTATATTACCTTCATTTATAAAATCAAATCTTTTTTTAATAGGACTTTCAATCCATTTTTTAACAAATAATTCAAAATCTTTATGAGTAACAGGTTGAGAATTGGCTTGATTTATTGAATACGGTTTAATCTCTACACTTTCTATACTAGAACATAAATTCATTTTTTGTATCATATCATCTACATCCATTTCTAAAACCTTTTGACTCGCAAGTATTAATACCGCAATAGGCACAGGACTATGAAACATGTTATTATAAACCAAATCAGACTTTTCTCTTGCTTCAAAATCATAACTTACCCCCAAATAAAAATCATCTTCAAAAAAACCTTCATGTAACATTGAAAGATTTGTTATAATATTGATTTTATCTTTATAGTATTTTCTTATAACATCTTTTAATCCATAAAAATAATCTTTCTTTAAAGCACCTATTTCTCCACCATATAAATCTACCCAATCAATCTTTCTTACTCTACTAATTTCTTTAAGTCTTTGATCAAGTATTGCTAGTGGTATTTTTTTTTGATCTCCCAATTGTTCAGGTGTAAGATAACAAAAGTTGCATCTAAAGTTGCAAAAATAACTAGGATTGATTGATACTGTTATTGATTTCATTTGTTTAAATTAAAGTAAAAAGATGCTTGTATTCTCTGTTTATCTGTTTTACCTGCCCTGTGTTTAAATTTTGTATCATTATTAACTAACACCAAAGAACCAACACTTGGATAAAATGTCCACATTTCTTTATCTGTTTTAAATTGTATTTCTCCTTGTTTATATTTTTTCATTTCTGAAAAATATAGTATAAAAAAGAAATCACATTCTTCTATATCATTATGCCATTCACTTGCTTTTGTATAAATGCCTTCCCACATCTGACGATCTCCCATAACATGTTCGCCAAACATGGGTTGCACTATTTTATCTGAAATATTAAAATGT